TCTCTGCACACTCGCCACTGAAGGTTCGATCTCAACGTCCCACTTAACACCTTTGAACTTCACGGTCTTAAGTTTCTCATTGATGATCTCAGCGTTCATGAATCTGTAGTCATTCTTGAAGTCACCCTTTTCATTCTCGAAATGGATTCCTGTGGGAATGGTCGCACCGTTTCTCTCACCGGACAACACAGTAATGTTCGCTTTTTCCTTGTACTCTGGACACTTCAAGTGTATGTCTAGTTTGCCCATCTGTGGCATACCAAACGTACCCGTCATCTCCGTCTGTGGCTTGTGAAAAGACCCTTGCAGGATAACCGATCTGTCTTCTGCCATGCTGTCAATCGACGTCTCTTTGTCGTCGCCAGTGATTTTAACAAGATCTAAGAACCCCAGTCCATGCGTGTGTTTAACGATGTCTTTTAAGATGTCTATCATAATGTTCTTATTGTATAGGATATTTAGGTCTTAGTCTAGTGTTATTTCAGAAACTTTGTATACGACGGGATTTTGTTTACCAGGTTTACGAAATATGGCATAACTGGCGCCGGGTCGGAACTGATTCATCTCTACAACCTGGTAACCCTCGTCTGTGATAATCTGTGTCATTGCAGTCTTGGTATTATAGTTCCAATATCCCCTCTTGGCTAGGTCTAATTCTTGATCATAATGACAATCGGCGTATTGTATGAAAACATAACCTCCAGGAATCAATACCCTCTTGATGTCATGAATGTACTGTTGCACGTGCTGTTGTGTGAAGAACACGAAAGTGTCCCAACTGAAGACGAGGTTGCAACTGTTCTGTGGAATGTTTGAACAGTCGGTGTTACGGGTGGTATAAAATTTTAGGTACTTTTGGTGCTGTGGGTTGAACTTTTTCCTTATCACATTTTCTCGATCAAGCAATACATCTAGGAAGAAATTCAGTCTCCAAGTCCTGAAGTCCATTGAAAACATTCCGTCACCTGGTCCTATCTCTAGGCTGTTATAGATGTTTGTCCTTGCGAATTGGAATATCTTGCTTTGCACTTGCCTTTGGGTTGTAGGATCGACGAAGGGAGTGTCGACTTTCCAGTCTAGGTCTTTCTTGAACCATTCGGGTGTTTTATCAAGCCTTTCTATTGCTTCCTTATTATTTGCATCAACGGCTAGTTCGATGTCTTTGAGTATCTTTAGATTTGAATCTATCAACTCCTGTAAATCCTCTTTCTTGACCCTTTCCAGTTTTTCGATCAATAATTTAATTTCTTCAATGCTTAACATATGGCTATTTAAAATTCAAATAGTTTATTGAATGTGTTTGTGGTCTCCGTTGACTGCACGTCCCATCCTAGCACTCCGATGAGGTTGTCTATCTTCTGATCCAGTATCGTGGCCTCCATGGCATCACCGTCAAACGGCAGTTCCTTGAACCATTCAGGTATACGCATCTCGTCCACTGGATATGCTATGCTGGTGTAACCCAATGGATTCTGTTTCAGTTTACACACTATCACTTTAGCACCATCCGTTATTGGCATGCTGTATTTGTCACCATACATCTCCCTACACCTATTCCAGTTCATGCTGGCTCTGACGTGTCCTGGCATGTTGGTCTTGCCTGCCTTCTCTTCCGCCGCTGTGTACTTGGTCATGTTGTTGGCTCTCTTTGGAGAACCTTTTTCCCAACCCGGCCTAGATTTGAATTCTGCTCTGAATTCACTGATCTTCTCCAGCACTTGCTCTTCAGTTTTCCCTGTTAACACCATGTACAGTAGGTCACTCAAGAAGTCCTGCACGAAAACAGGTGTGTCTGAACGTTTCAAGTCAAGACCCATGGCCTTCATCTTGCCTTCCTTGCCCTCCACATCAGCACGTTTGCCTTCCTTGTCATAGTAAAGCACGGCATATCTTTTCTTTGTGATAAACAATCCCTTAGATGCAACAAGTTCCCTACCCGCCGCTATGACCTCACCACGTGTGCTTGGACAATGGAAGCCCTTGGTCATGAATGCTTTGAACGATCCATTGACCTCGTCCGCTATCCTGTCATACAGTGCTACAACGGAATCTTTAGTCCATGGAATCACACCTTCATTGATCTCTTTCTGTAGTGTTTTGTATGCCGAGAAGTAAACAGAATCAGTGTCTCCATACACAACACTTTCACCTTTGTGATCATATTTGCCCGCCACGATCTCATTGACCTTGCTGGCCATGTGTTTAGTGATACATCTACCTGTAAGTGTTACTGATTGCCCTATCCTGATGTCAAAGAATCTACAACCTGGATTCAGTATCGCACCATAAAGACTGTTTAGATTAATTTTCTTTACAAGTTGTCTCTTGTCCCAGTATTCCCTCTCGATTTCATTGTCTCCGCACTCACGCATTTTCTTCTGCATGTCCTGTCTTTCCGCGTACCAACGTTTCAATAATCCTGGAATGATTGCTTCGTACTCGTATGTGAATATTGTGCCGTTGGCACTCAACATCCATTTGTTGTTTCCGTCAAATATGATCTCGTACAGTTGTGCCGCACTCATACGTACACTGGTCTTGTCCTCCCAATCTACGATTATCTCTGTGCCCTTCTCTTGATTCATTACTGCCTGGTACTCCCAACTGCCAAACTGGCTGTCCCATGCCGCCGCGAATGATTTCTTGGCGTGTTTGGCCCTGTTGATCTCTGCTGATGTTATCACTGGCCTTATCTGTCCCACTATGGTCTCAGGTCCCATGTTCAAGGCTCTGATCACACTAGGATACAGAGAGTTTATGTCAACAGATCCGATCCAGTCATGTATTCCTTTTTGAGGCGTCGCCACATGGGCTCCTGCCGCCGGTTGGTTCTCCTCACCTTCTTTTTTGTACTTCCTGCCTGGAACCTGCATACCACGTCTGTGTGTTTCATTTACTATGGCCTGTTCAGTAACCGCGACAGCACCCATTGTGGTCTGTAGTAGTACAGTGTTTTGGTGAGCAATTTCGTTGGCAAGTTCTATGAACTTCAACTTCTTCTCGAGTTTGGCCAATAGTGCTGTATCCTGTCTGTTGTATTCTATGAACAGTCCAAAATCATTCTTGTATAAATTGTCCAGTGATCCCTCATACACAGTCTTCCTCTCACCTAGTTCATGTTCGCCTATTGCATCAAGCCTGAAACTGTGTCTCTCCTCATATGTGTATTTCCTGTATAGTTCCAACAAGTCCAAGTGTACACGACCCACAAGATCAAAACTCAACTGCTCCCGGCCGTATTTCTCAAATACTCTTTTTTTAGGTTTTTCTCCCCAGAAACACAGTCTTCTTGTGTCATCAGAACTTAATACCTTCTGTATTCTTCCTACAGTGTATGGGATATCATACCCTTCACTGTTCCACCCTGACAATATGTCTGCGTCTTGCACTAATTCTAAAAATGCATCTAGCATGTCTTTTTCTTTCTCGAACAACATTGTGTTGTCAAATCTTTTAGTAAGTTCTTGTGCGTCCTGCATACTGATTGTCTTAGGTGGCACAGCGAAGGTGACCAGTTGATCCGTCCAGCTCATGTAACAACTTATGGCAGTTATGGGCATGAACGGATCATCTGTTGTTGAGTAACCTCGATCTGGATCGAAGTCCACTTCAATATCAAAAAACATAACATTTAGTTTGGGTGTCTCCTTGCCCAAGTAGTTCTCTTCCAAACATCTGAACACGGGATTTATATCATTCTCGTACAGTTGCTTGTTGGATCTTATTCGCTGTTCTTTTATGAATTCTTTGTTTGTTGCACACTGCACCCTCTGTAATGGAGCACCGGTCATTGATCTGTGTTTGCCCCTTGCGTCCTCGTAGTAGAACACATACCTAGCGTCATACTCTACGAACACCCGACCCTTTTTGGGATCACGTTCCACAACGTATATCTTGTCCTCGTCTTTTTTGAATAATGCGTCTATGTAACTCATCCTACCACCAATAACTTGCTACGCCGTAACCGTAGACATTTATGATTGCAAAGTAGCCAGTGATCATCATCACGAACGCCGCTTCTCTCCTGTATGAAGCATAACATTGTGTGAGTGCTCCTACCAAGAATCCCGGGTATACGATAGTCATGTCCGGATTAGAGGCTGTGATCGCTAGTGTAAGGCTGGCTCCAACTGTGAAAACGAAACTGACCAGTTCAAAATAGAACGCTGTCCTGTCGCTCTCAAAACTACGAAGCCAGAATGATCTGACTTTGTCCAACATTAAAGTTTGCCGGCTGTGTTAAGTATGCTCTCCAGTGTGTCCATCTCGTCTGCGATGTTCTGGTAGTTGCCTTTGTGTGCAACTGATATTGCTTTGTTGATCAGTGCTGGTTTCAATTCTAGTTCTTCTGATATTGCTTTTACTGTGTCTTTTAATCCACCCTTCAAATCTTCTACTTCACCTAGTACCTGTGAGCCTTGGGAAATGATCTGGATCAATTTCTGCTTTTCAGCGTCGTTAAAGTTTCTTACT